TTCAAACCTTCCTTGGATAACTAACACTACATCTTTCGATGATGCTGTAAAGATCCTCAAGAACAAGAGTATCATTAGTGAAATGGATGCTAATGTAAAAACAGATCCTGCTGTTGATCGTGTAAATCCATACTTCTTGAAGCGTGGTGTAAACAAGTTGTTGAGTAAAGAAGACGAACTTACTAATGATTCATATATTGACGCTCTAAACAAGGCTGCTAAGCAACTTGAAAAGAATCCTCATGCTTTTGATGAAGAAATGTTTGCTAATGCTGAGTCTGTTCAGAAAGAAGATGAGAAGCTTGAGATGGAAGAAGTAAAAAAAGGCAACTTGAATGACAAGAAGAACGAGATGAAGAAGGTTAAAGTGAAGGCAGTAAAGTCATTGAAAGAAGCTGCTATCGAAGAGCTTACCAATTCTCTTAAAAAAAAAGAGTCGATTAACGAAGACTCACACTGGTACCACCATGTAGGTTCAGAAGTGCATACACCAGATGGTGAAGGCACAGTTAAAGAAATTACAGGAGGCACTCTTACCGTTGAATTGAAAGACGGTCAGTTAAAAGATTATCAGATTAATACTATTGATCATCACAATGAAAAGGCTCAAGAAGAGGCTACAATGCCTTTTCAAGATGCTCCTTTAGATCCTAGCTATAAAATGAATAAGGATGGTCAAAGAGCCATTAGTCCTGAAGGTATTGAGTTTAAAGTAGGAGACAAAGTTACTTCTATTCAAAATGAAAAAGAGACAGGAACTATATCAGGATTTAAACAAGAACAAGGTAGGATTAAAGCACTTGTAAACAAAGGAATGTTTGTTACAAGCTATGATATAGCAGGACTTAAAAAAGATGAGTCTACTAATCCTTGGGATAAGTTCAAAGGTAGAATGATACCTGAAGCTATCAAGAAATATATAGCTAAGCATAAGGATGACAAAGAGAAGATGGGTAAGTTGAAGGATATGGTTAAAAAAATAAAAGAAGCTACTAAATTTCATGCCGGAGGAGAAGTTATATTCACGAAAGATAGCGAAGCTCCAGGATATGAAGCTGACTTAAAAAGAGCTGGCGTTAAATACACAAAAGAAAAAGTAGCCTAATGAATAAGCAACTCTTAATAGAATACAATAGTTTCCAACCGCTTCCTCAATCATTAAATGAGGCAAAGAAACTTGCTAATGGTAATATGGTTGTATCTGGTTTAGTTCAAGCTACAGATAAACCAAACGCTAACAGAAGGATTTATCCTTATGAAGTATTAAAGCGCCAAGTAGACCAATATGTTCAAGGGCCAATTACTGAAAATAGAGCTTTAGGTGAATTAGATCACCCTGAATCTTCAATCATTAACCTTAAGAACGTTAGCCACAACATAGTAAGATTATGGTGGGACGGCAAAGACTTGTACGGAGACATTGAAATACTACCAACACCATCAGGTAACATCTTAAGAGAGTTATTCAAGAACAATATTACTGTAGGTATATCTTCTAGAGCTATGGGATCAACTACACCAATCGGTGAAGGTCTTGTACAAGTAGAAGACGATCTAGAATTAATTTGTTGGGACTTTGTTTCTACTCCATCTACATATGGTGCTTACATGAAGCCAGTAGGAGGCCTTAGAGAGTCAATAGACAGATCAATTCCTAAAGTAAGTAGCAAAGTACATACACTTATTTCAGACATTATTTGTTCACAGTCTGGAGTTTGTTGCATTAAGAAATAAAAAATATTTCTGAGTTTACATATTTTTACTACAAAGTATGATATTTATTGCATATGCAAGATGATCTAATGTCTTGCTAGTATATTTCAATCCTTATATTGCTACCACTCTAATTAGCAATCCCCGAAACACTTTATTGAAATGAGCAATCTTTACCAAGATGCCATTCTCGACGCTAAAGCCCTTAGAGCATCTGCTATGGCTAACGCTAAAGCTGCACTTGAAGAAGCTTTTGAACCAAAGATTCAAGAGATGATTCGTTTGAAGCTTTCAGAAGAAGCTGAAGAACTCGAAGAGGTTGAAGAAGTTGAAGAGGCAATCGAAGAAAAAATGCACGATGAAAAGGTTGAAGAAACTTACTCTGAAGATGGAGTAGAAGAAAACCTTGACATCAACGAGCAAGAGCTTGAAGAGATTCTAGCTCAACTCGAAGAACTCACTAAAGCTGACGAAGTAAAGCACTCTGAAATGGAAGAAGCCGACCATAAAGAAATGGAAGAAGCTAAACATGACGACATGAAAGAAGCTGACCATGACAAAATGGAAGAGGCTGAAGAAAAAATGGAAGAGAGCTTGAACGAAGCTGAAGAAGAGGAAGAGAAAGAAGAGGAAGAAGGTGAAGAGGAAGAAGCAGAAGAAGATGTTGTTGATGATGAGACTAAGGTAATTGATATTACACTTGGTGATCTTAAACAAGTACTTCAATCTGTTATGGCTGGTCAACAAGATCTAGGTCTTGCTGGTGACGAAGCCGACGCTGACTCTGAAGCTGAAGCCGAAATTTCTCTTGATGAAATTCTTGCTGAACTCGAAAAAGAAGGAATGGAAGATGAAGACCACCGTGACCCAGGTTACGAAACCGGTCATCAAAAGCCAGTCTATCCAGAGTTAGAAGAGAAAAAAGAAGAGAAAGACGAAAAGAAAGAGAAAGTGGATGAAGAGCTTGAAGAAGCTAAAGCTACTATCGAACAACTTCGTCAAGACCTTCAAGAGGTTAACTTGCTTAACGCTAAGTACCTTTACATGAACAAATTGTTCAAGTCTAAGTCTTTGACTGAATCACAAAAAGTTAAAGTAATCAATGCTCTTGACCGCGCTTCTAGTGTAGCTGAAGTTAAGAACACTTACGAGACTTTGAAAGAGTCATTCGAAGCTAAGACACAACTTAAAGAATCAATTGGTTTCGCTTCACAAGCCGCAGGTATTGCCCCTAAGCAACCTATTATCGAGCAAGATAATATGATGAACAGATGGCAAAAGCTCGCTGGTATTAAATAACAAAAAACAAAATTCATAACAAAATGGCAAATTTAGTTCAATCTTTGTTGACTGAATCCGCTCAAACTGCTTTCTCTGATCAACATGGTGTTGCTCAGAAGCTTGCTAAGAAGTGGGGAAAGTCTGGTCTTCTTGAAGGCCTACAAGATTACGACGCTAACAACATGGCGGTAATTCTTGAAAACCAAGCAAAGCAACTTGTTGTTGAATCTACAACTACTAACGGTAACACAGCTTACCCAGGTGGTGCTACTTTCACTCCAGGCACTGGTGAGCAGTGGGCTGGTGTAGCTCTTCCATTAGTTCGTAAGATCTTCGGACAAATCGCTTCTAAGGAGTTCGTTAGTGTTCAACCAATGAACCTTCCTGCTGGTCTAGTATTCTATTTGGATTTCCAATACGGTAACGACAAGACTCCATTTGGAGCTGGTAGTTCAGTATATGGTGCTCCATCTGCTAACTTCGGTAACTTTGCTTCTGGTGCTCTTTATGGCTCTGGTAAGTTCGGTTACTCTTTGAACCAATTCTCAGCTTCTATCAGTGCATCTGCAAGTGGCTTCGCTTCTTCTTCTGCAACTTGGGCTGATTTGGATTTCAACAGTGATTACTCTGCATCTGCTGCAGCTGGTAACATCACTAAGTTCTCTATCCCTACTGCGTCTATCGATTCTCAATTGAATCAAAATGGCGTTCGTGCTTTCATTTTGACTTCTGGCTCTGTAATTACAGGTGGTGACAACATTCAACAAGCTACTGTGCTTTCTAGCTCAGCTGCTGGTGTGTTTGTTAACTTCTTCGTAAACAAAGCTATCTCTGGTGGTCTTTCTGGTGGTAACAAAACTTATGTAGTTTACTACAATAAGCAGACTGACTTCAACAGCCGTGGTGATTTCGAAGATCGTTCTGGTCTTCCTTCTGTTCCAAACGCTGCTTCTGCAACTTCAATCGTTATCCCTGAGATCAACGTACAAATGAAGTCTCAGACTATCAGC